GGGTATGGGTATGGTTAAAACACCCTAGCACAGTAGATTCGTGCCAAGGTGTCAAAATGCCCCTGAGAGATCAGGGGTTTTGTTTTGCCAAAAAATAGAAAAAATCCCCCGCATAAAGCGAGGGTATTAGGAGAAATATAGCTATCTGTTATAAGCCTGATTGGTCAGCATCCCAAATAGGCAGGGCTAATGCTCTGGCGGCTGCGTGTTCTGCTGTGGTTGCGCTGTTCAGCTCGATTTGAATACCGTCCCAAGTTCCGTTTGTGTCTCGCACTGTTTGTACGCTGTAGCCTGATTCCTCTAATGCTACGTGTATTTTAAAACTTACCGCTTGATCTTCCATTTAAAACCACCCCTCAAAATGTGTGCCCGTCTGTAAATATGCAAAACCATTGTCTCCGTAAAACGTGGTTATACCGCCCGTGCTGAAATCGAGAGCCTGCAAATAGTGGTAACCAGGGTCAACAAAGCCAGCCCATTTCGAGCTTGTGAAACACTGTGTTGTGCCGGTAGCGTTATACATTATTTTTTGGTTTGAGGCAGGTGAGCTTGTGCTATCTAGCCCGATAGCGACCGATCCGCTTGTGCTTGTAGCTGGAGCCGGTCTATTTGTTGTTTCAGCCTCAAACACATTTGTTTTACGCCCAACGATAAATGATGCCCTGGCCGTCGTTGACCCGTTTTGAGCCGCCCACGCACCATCATTTGAGTGTGTCCAGGTATTTGCGCTGTCTCCAAAAAACGTGCTAAAAAATACCTGATTCGACTCGTTCCAGATTGTGAATTTGGCTTCTGTGCAGCCAGCCGCAACGGCTCCGAATTGCCAATCAATTTGCCCGCCGGTGCTGTTGATGCGAACAGTCCCGAGATACCTGCGGGTTGCGTCGCCTGATTTCACTTGTACCCCGTCCTGAGTAGTTAACGCCGTTCCCCTTGCTGTGTCGTTTGTCCAGATTGTCGACTCGAGCGCAAACGTCCCGTTGTTTGAATAGCCCCAAATATCATAATTCCGGCTTGCAGTGTACCCGCTCAGACTGAGTGATGTTTCGACAAACGTCAGCACAACCCAGGTAGATCCGTTATAAACGGCGATCTGATTGCCGACAAATGGAGTGTAGTAAAGCGTTGTTTTAGCCAACTGATTACTCGTTAAAATTGGTGTTCCGCTAACAGTGGTTAAACGCCCGTCAGCCGTTCTAACCCCGTAGCCATTTTGGCCGGCGGCGCCTGTGTCGCCTTTGCCGCCGCCGAAACCAATGCCAGGGATCCATACACTACCCATTGAACACCTCCGATCTGAAATCAAACGATTTCAACTGCTCTAATGATGCCACTTGTATCTGGGTTTCAAACTGATCGGATTGCGCTCGGATCGAGTCAATAAAACCGGACATCTGATCCAAATCTGCTTGTGTATACCCGTTGGCCAAACGCAAAATATTCAACTGTTTTTCAATCGAATATTTATCAATGATCGCCTGATTTGCAGCCAGTTTAACTGACTCTGTTTGTATTGCTCTGTATTGCTCGATTTCGCTCATAATTACCACAATTTAAAAATAGATATTTTAGATCCGGCTGCCAATGCTCCCGAAACGGTTGTTTCTAAAACCAGCGTACTGATAGATGTGCGGGTTCCAGTGGTCTCGTAAAAATAGGCTTGTCCGTACTGAGCAAGCGTGCTGTTTGTAAATTGACCGTTAAACACTAATTTCTGAGCTTCTGTTAAAGTCAAAATACCAGTGGCCTGCACACGCATCCCAATAGACCCAGACGACGCCACATGTGCGATACGTGGGTTTGTGCCTGTGCCAGCACTTGCGCCCGTGATTCGATAACTGAAGTTGCCTTGCGTCGCTCCGGTCGGGTACAGAGAGAAATCCGGCAACGTGGCAGAAGCCAACTCGATATCTGCCACGACCATAACAGATCTATTCTCTGTTAGTTCTTCGCTGAGCGACACAGACAGCGTATTTCCACTTGTGTGCGTCGCTGTGCCGAGTACGATAAACCCGTTTGAACCTGCCGCACCGTTTGACCCAGCGGGGCCTGGAATACCTGCAAGTCCTCCGGGGTATGATGAGCCTCCAAGGCCCGGTACAAAAACCATCTTAGGACACCGCTGTTAATTCAGCAGTATCAACAGACCCGCCAAGCCCATTGGGCATACCGTCACCAATCCGCAGCGTTACGGTTCCGGTCACGTTTCCAGAGGCTTTAAGCACAATGCAATTAAACTCATTTTGCTGAGCCACAGGAAATACGCCGGCGGTTGATCCGCTTGCAGCGGGTATCGTGTCAGTAAATGAGCTTGTGATCACGGGGTCAGCTAGATCGCCTGATACTGTTGTGCCGTCAATCTTTTGAACGTAAAAAAGCAGACTGCTTGTGATAGCGTTCTCGATGCCCATAACTTTGATGTCATACGGGATAATTACCCGCTTTTCTGCCTCTGCTGCGAACGTCACAGTATAACGTCGCATATCACGGGGGATGTCTCGCTCATGCGCTGAGCGTTGATTGTCTGCCGGTGTATTGTCTGCTGTCATTTTGTCGATCTCCCTTTTGCTTTTAATTCGCCTTTGATTTCGCTGACTTCTCTTGATAAAGAATTAAATTTGTCCAGAATTAAATCAAGCTTTTGGTTTTGCTGTGCATTTTGCAACGCATTTTGCTCAGCATTTTCTTTTATTTGCTCTTTGATATTCCCGAATACAACGCGGCCCAAAAGCACAATCAGAAAAGAGACAGCCATCCAAAGATTATGTGTAATCCATGTGAGAGCCGCTATAAACTCAGGGCTTGGGGTTTTTGGTTGTAAATCCGTTGCCATTGCATTATTTACCCGCTTTCTTTGGCGGTTTTGCCGCTGCCTGTGGCTTTCCTGCGTTTTTGTACTCAGCAGGCACTCGGACATGCCCGAGACCATAATCCACATACAACTTGCTAAAGTGCCCATAGCCTTTATACCAATTCACGAATTTCTTTAGGTCGTCCATTGTTTTGAACACAAGACAGCCAGCAGATCCGGGAACGCTACCATCAAAGTGAAAGCCGATCACACGCTTGCGGTAGATGTCCACCCAGATCGGGCTTTTAATATCAGGGAATAATGCTGTGTAATTGCCGTCACCGCCAGCCCATTGCAGGTTCCCGAGATCGTATTCACCCTCTGGACATGGCTCAAAGTTGCCTACTCTCTCAGTTTTGACCGTGCTTAAACGTTGACGGCCAGCGAGACCTGAGCGAACAATCATAGATCCAAGATAATTCTTGTTTTGATAGGCGTGGAGTTCAAGCTTTAAAAAGCCGTCGGGCCCCATTCCGTTATTTTTCAATACAAATACGTTTGGCATAATTAGACCACTTTCTGAAAGATGTTTTGTTCGTGAAACCATTCGACCGCTTTATCAATCAGGTTTGGTAGGTGAGGTATCACAATCTGAGTCACTAACTGATCAACGGGGCCGGGGAATCCAGCAAACAGATCCACCACGTTGTAGATCCCTGTAGCGGCTCCTGTGAAAACGTCTTGCGCTTCTGCGTCAGCAAAGACCTTTTTCGCCTCTCCCTGTTTGGCTCCAAGCTTCTGTTCGGCAGCCTGCACTTTGGCTTCTATTTCTTCTTTGACACGAGCAGCGATATCGGGGTACTGCGCCTCTAGTTCCTCAAAAGTGGTTATGTCCATTGGTATGCTCCTTTAAAATGGGTATTCGACTTCAATCAGCTTGTAATAGTTCACTTTGTACACGTTGTTAAAGTGCTTGATGATCTCTGGTTTTGCCTGTTCAGGACTGCACTTAAACCAGAGAATCTGTTTTGTTGCGGCTGTGTTGGTGTCAATAACGCCCGTCCACATCTGGCCGTCGTGCGAAACCAGCTTAAACCCGCATATAACATGATTCGCCCACATCTGAGTAAACTGATTGCCGGGATTAATAATCAGGTTCCAGATCCATGCGTTTTCTGGCTTGACGCCTGCTTTACGAAAGAGAGCCACAGCGTAAACGGCGAAATCGTCACAGTCACAAGGTTCAGACCATAGCTTGTTATCCTGTCGGTACTGTGTGGCCTCTGGGTGGTTGTAATAATCCGTGATGCCGCCGTTTGGATCGCTTGTGTAGACAAGCTCGGAGCATTTCAGGTTTATGTCCTGAGCCTGTTTTACGTCTGGGTAGCCGTTGCGGGCCGTTCCAATCACTGGCAGCGACACTTTTTTACTCGCTTTTGCAACGGTTAAGCTAAACTGTTTTTTGTTTTCCAAAATCCAACGAACGATTTGCTCAAAAAAATCCATGTCCCCTCCTTATGCGTCAGGCATCCGGTCAATAATCAAGCGGATAAAATCACCGCTGATAAGGCGTGTGTTAGACGAGCTTGAGCCAAAATCAATGTTTGTTAGGTTTGAGCTTGTGGTTGTGGTACGCCCTCTGGCCATACCCAATTCAGGAGCAGATCCGGTAGCAGGTTTCTGAACGTATTCACTGTAATGATGCCATTCATTAGCGTTGACCCGCATAATCTTCCCGTGAACAGTGAAATTGTCACCGGCCGCACCACCATCATTATCACCGATCAAAAAGTAATCTTGGCTTGTTCCTGTTGCCCTGCCCCATGTGCCGCTTTCATCATCCCACTCAGTCCATGCGTAGTTTCCTGAGCTGATAGCGCTAAATTTCATACGAGCGATAGCCACAGAGGTGTCATCGCCCTCTGCTGTCAGTTCATAGCGCAAAGTATTGCCAACATTATTCAGGCTGATATTACTAAAAGCAAGCGTGTTTAATGCCACGTTTCCGGTCGCAATGTATTCAGCATAGGTAGGGTTAAACTGCGGATTGCCTCCCAATATATGCAGGATTGAAGTGCTTTCAACATATACCAATTGTGTGAAATAACCAAGAGGTGTTGTGGTAGATCCAACAGGTCGTGTAGTGGTCAAGGCTCCTGCTGTGGCTGCTGATAGCCAATAGATAGACCCAACGCTTAAACCATGGCTTGCGACAGTGACACGGCCGGCCCTGACAGCTATAAACGTGTTGACAGTTGGCACAGAAGTTACGATCCACACAGATCGGCTAGTAGCAAGCGTATCACCTTTTGCTTTGGCCCATGTTGTTCCGTTGTGATAAATGGCGTCAGTGGCAACAAACCCATGAGAAGCCTGGGTGATTGTGCCGGTAGAAATAACCCCGTCACCTGTGATTAGCTTGGTGTTATCACCATTGTCAGAGATTGAGATTCCTGGCCCCGCTGTCAACTTTTCGCCCCATAAATAACCGTCAGGAGCATTGTTATTGATGACATTTATCCAAAGATAGATATAGTACAGAATCCAGTTTAAAATACCGTCGCTTGGCTTCTCAGGGCTTCTGTAACCTTGCGCTTTTTTAGATGCACTAGGCTCAACGATTCTCGCGCCGTCATCTGTGATCGTGGTGGAAGTTGCTGAAACGCCTGTTTCATCGAGTGAATTAGATAAACGCTCTAAGCTCAGAACGTCCACATAATCAGATGCGTCATTTACAGCATAGATTTCAGCACCACTGACTTTGTTTTCGGTGTTAGTGAATCCGGTCGTAACATTGAGCTTGTGACCAGCTAAAGCAGTGTATAAGTTAGGCGAGCCGCTGAAGGTGTAACGGATTATCCCGTATTGCACCCCGCTGATCGTGATGTTTGACTGCCATTGTGCGGCGGTAGCCGTCAGACCTGTGAGGATATTTGAGCCTGTGGAAGTGGCCCATGATGGGATCTTACTTGGTTTAGCTGTGTACGCCATTTATATTGCTTCTCCTATTTCGCCAACGCCAAAGCCACCGGCGGAAAGATCACCGGCAAACCCGAACGGGCTTTCTGTCTGATTTGTGATGTCCATTGATACGGAAGCTTTAGCAAGAGTTAAAATGTCTCTCACTCGCTCCGTGCCGTTTAATAATTCGTTACCGATAAAATTAACCGTGATTGATGCCGGGTAAACCTGATAGATTCTGATTGCTGTACAGTTTAAGGCTCCAAGGATTCGCACCAAATCTTCAATCCTGCCCTGGCTGGTATTTGCCGCAATGCGCCCATAGATCAGCACTCTATAGCTATCGTCATCCGTTGCGGCATCCCCATAGCTCGGCCTGGGTTCTCCCACCAATTCGCCAATCTGTGAAAGCGTTTCGCCTGTGGCGTTTGCCAGATATCGCCCTTCAATCAGGCTGATCAAAGCGTCCTCTAAGCCTTGATATCGAGCAGCAAAAGTTTGAGCCATTTCGCCAAAGTTGCCGCCATCTCTGAACTGCTGAAGCAGTCTATTAAATGCGGCCTCTGCGTGATCGGTGATCTGTGTGACTCCGTTCATCAGCTATTGACCGTGATTCTGTCAGTCGTGATATTAACGACCTCAGTGCTTGCTATTGTGATATTAGTGGACGCCACAGGGCCAGGGCTGAGCGATTGAAGCACTTCAATTGTCAAAATGCCCGGAATATCTGACGCTCCGATGGCTGTTACGAGCAGATAGTTAAGCAGGTCTTGCCCATGCTCCCACTCTGTGGCCTCCATTGCCTCAGCGACAAGCGTATCGCCATCAGCAGGATAATTGGCATCAGTGGTTAGATTGACAATAAAGTACGGGTTAATCTCGTCTACACGGCTGAAATAGATTGTGTGATTGTTGCCTGTGCTGTCTGTCCATGTGCCTGAATCTGAACCATATGTGCTGATCCCGGCTGCTTTGCTTGATCCGATAGCGTCAATAATGTCTTGATCAGCACCACCCACGACAGTAATATGTATGCTGTGTTCTGGCAGGCTTCCGACCGTTGCTCCTGTATCATTTTCTTCACCCGAGACATACACAACACCCGTCACGGCTTCCACAGTGCGCTTAACAGCTTCAAGTGTGCCGCCGTCAGCAGATACGGTTTCCAATGCTGCCCGTCTGCGTAATTCTGCATCGGTTTCGATGTTGCTTCCTACTTCCGCTTGAGCCAAATTACTTACAGCATCCCATCCGCTGATTGGCGTAACAATCTCGTTTATGGAGCCTATGCTAGCCTCATACGGCCCTGCATTGAGTGATTGCGCCTCAACGTCAATAGATGTTTCTACATCGTCAATGTCAGCGGTACCAGGGCTTCCGGTTTCGTTTCCGGTTGCACTTGTGCGGCTTGAGTTTGTGAACTCAACCCAATAAGAGCCTGTATTGATTGCACTAATAACAAACGTTCCGTTATTGACCGCATTTGTACAGCCTGAAAACGTGATTTCGTCACCCACATCCACCGCTGTTAGCGTTGGCGTTCCGTTGAATGTGCTTCTGACCGTTGCGCCTGACTGCCAAGTGATGTTTGCGACATCAAGCGAACTGAGCAAGGTTGACAAGGCGGGAATCTCGGCATCTTCTAGCGTTTCCCATACAACGCCCGTTGTACTTTGTCGTGCCTGTGATTCCGCTGTAACCGTTACCGGATTTGTGCTGGATGTGTTGTATAAAGTAAGTGTAACCGTGCTGTTTGCCTCATCCAATCGGCTATTGCCAATCAAAGCGACGGTATTATCGAGGCTTAATCCTGTTGCGTAATCTCTGAATCCTGACTGCCACACAAGCAAAGCCAAAGCCCAAATCAAGGCCTCACGCTCTGTTAAAACGGCTATAAGATTGCCCATTGCTGAACTCGCAGTAGTGGCAACATTTTCAAAGCCCGTGATCGCTCTGATATCCTCGATCAGTTCCGCTTGAATGACATCAGCCGTTTTGGGGTTAAAACCCGCTGTAGTAAGGCCATAATCGACCATTAGACTGTAACCTCTACTGTAATTGGTTCGTTTGAAAATATGTCGGTGACAATCGCTCGGATCGTCGCTGTTTGTGTGCCCTGGTTGACTGAAATATCTATGCTTTTGACCGTACGAACATTGGGAACCTGTAAGATATTTCTTCTAATCTCTCTGTCTGCTTGAGATGCCTTAAAATCTCGGATCAACACTTCGCCCAAATAGTCAACGCCTAGCGATTCATCAAGCCACCATTCACGAAAGAAGGTTCTAAGCTTGATCCTGAGTTCTTGCATAACCGCTTGCCGATCGGTCACAATCGACAGATCAGATCCTTCGGTTAAAACCACGTTCCCGTCTGTATCGACTTCTAAGTCACTCATGCGTCTGTAAATACCTTTGTACTATCAATATCAAATACGGTTAAGATTGGGCTTGGTGGAGGTATCAAAAGCCCGCCCGCTGCTGTGGCCGTGGTAGAAACCAAGTTACAAAATGTCTTTAGCTCATTCAGAGCGTTTAGCGTTTCAGTGGCCAATGCTAAAGCCTTTGAGGCATCGAGCGATCCAAGCCTGATCTTTGTTGCGCTCACTTGAAACTCAACATCACCACATTGAATGATCAGGTTTTCACCATCAGCATCTCCATCATTTTTCTTCTCAGGATAGATGCGAGGCAAAGCGAACCAGGCCCCATCTGGGAAAATGTTAAACATATCAGGGCTTGTAGGCTCTTTGCCGTCACTCACAAACCATTCAGAGATGTCACGACCGCAGGGAATCAAGAGAACGGGATCACCTTGTTTCAGAGGCCATGTGATCGTAATCGGGCCGCCGCCTGGGTACATAATAGGGATATCTTCAATGACAGGCCATTCAAGCTCTTGTGGCTCGTCCTGATCTGTTTCAAAGTAATCACTGATCGGGATCGTTGCGCTGATTGTCTTGGCGTCCTTGTCGTAGCTTTCAACAAAGGCAGGCATGGCTCCTTTGATATTGTCTCTGGCCCATGCTTCCATTGCCTGATCTTGGCTTGATTCAATGCTTTGAAGATGTCTATAGGTCATAGGTATTGTGTGCAGAACACTTCAGAAGTCCAAGCTCCTGAAGTGCCTTTTGTGTCTCCATTGTGTTCTACTCGCTGAATCAAGAAAAAACCGCCAATATACAGAGATTCGATATCTATGATCATGCCTGCATTAAATTCATGCCTGAGCAATGACTGAGCCTTTATACCGTCCTCTGTGCGCTCTGGGCTTCCAAGCAGACCGCTCGTATTATCAACGACAATTGTGATGTCAGAATCCAGCGCTGCACCTTCTGGGTAAATATTGAGGCTCTGATCAGTAATATGCAAAGTCAGGCCCATTGCTTTGCACAACAGGTTTATTTTGTCGATGGCCAACCCTCGCAGGGTTAACGCCCGCTTTGTTTTTCGGCTTGCGGCTGATTCTCGCTGATCCTGCTTTTTATCGAGGTATTGCTTTTGCTGTACTTTCTCAGATGGGATCTGCTTTTGTTGCTTGGTTTTCTTTGATTTCTTGACAGGTTGTTTTTTAGGCTTGAAGCTCTCAAGATCAATCTTGCCCTGAGCGATCTTATTCAGCTCTGCGAATTGGTCTTTGAGTCCTGGCGGTACTTTGGTGATCTCTTTCAGAACGGATTCAATAACTGTTTTAATATCCGTTCCCTTTTTAAAGGTTTTGGATATTGTTATATTTCTAAGTGCGGCGCCGCCATCTTTGCAATAAATCTTTGTGGCCCAATCAGCCCCTTCGTGCATTGAGTTTACTAACTCAATATTGCCTCTGAATATTAACCCGCTACTGTCTTTGTATCCTGCTACAAGCTCTATTACGACGTTACGACGGGCCAAAAACTCTCTACTATCTCTGTTGAGATTGAAGATAGTTAGTTCGAGCTCATTCGGTGTGCTATCGCCTGTCTTTGTGACTTTGAATGTAGCGTCAATGCCTTGACCTGAGATGTTTTCCCATGATCTAATGGTCTCACCATCACTCGCAGAGATCTTGAGATAATGACCCCAAAAAGGATAAGTAGCATCAGCCATCGATCAGATCATCATAGACAAGTTTGACCCGTGAACCTAAATCATCACGCCCCGGATCTTGATATTGATTGCTTGTATCAATCAGCATGAGCCATCCCGCAGGCTTGCGAGTATCGGTTAATTGAGCCAACAAAGGAATATTCACACATGCTCTTTGGCCCATAGCCAATGCAGCACCGGCAGCGTCAAACACATGAAAATACCAAGAGCTGTCACGCACGTCATATTCAAATGCAAACTTATACAGAACTCCTGATAACACAGCTTGAAACCTGAATGCTCTGCCGGTTGTCTGTGGTAGGTCAATTAAAAAGCTGCTCATTATCCACGCACCCATGAACCAGCAGTTATACCACCATTAGTAATTGCGCCCGTAACCTGATCGGCCAAGTTTCCGCTTGTTGCCTCTAACGTTTTAGCTCCCAATTGAACAGCGTTTTGGCCTTGCTGAAACAGTGATTTTGTCACTCCGCCATCACGATTCGCAATATTGCTCAAAGCATTTTGATTGAAAGCGTTTCCAATGCCTGCACCTAATAGCTTTGCCTTGGCTCTGGGGCTTGGCTGCGTCTTTGCTGTGACCCGCTTAATCTGTTGTAAGGCAAGCGTAAAGTTAAGCGATTTGCCGCCACCAGGCTCCCATGATGGACTCATGTTGGTGATCAGCATATCTGAGTAGATGCCCTTATCAGGCCCTAAGTCAATATGCAATAGCTCACTGTCTTTTATGGCCTGCAAAAACCGCTCTCTGACAGTGATATGATCGCCAACAAAGAATTTATCGTATTCGCCCTCTTGCCCGTCGATCTCTGATACAAAGATAGTCAGGCTCAGGCTCTCAGGCTGTGGTCGTGCGTGGTCTGAAATGTCTGCGCCATCTTCCACGGCATTTGTAGACACGTCTACGCCATGATTAGGACTGATTCCCATAGTGGCTGCAATGGTCAGCGTGTCACCGCCATCAAAAGCAATAAATGTCAGTTCTGCAACGTCGAGAGTATCAACCATTATTGAGCTATTGCCACCGTTCCACGTTTTGGAGATGTTGCATTGTTTCCAAGGCCCTTAGCTTTATTCAGTGCTTCAGTTACACCGTTTTTGGTTTTTGTTTTGATTAACTCAGGATTGCTTGAATTGCTTGCGTTGACATTGATTGTCAGATTTGCGTTGCCATTAGGCCCATACATAGCCGCTGTATTGGCAGGCATTGATCCACTTGCAGGAATAAATACACGGGCATTAGCCAACATATGAGCAGATCTGTTAAGAGGCTGTGCGCCCCTGCCATAATTGGCTGTTTTGTTTACCATGTCCCATATCTCAGCATGTCCAGATACAGGACTAAAACCTGATTGACGGTTATAAATAACAGTCGCGCCATGCAAAAGCTTGATGTACTTTGGATCTGTCAACATGGCTTGAGTGACTTTGATTTCTTTGAATCGTTTGTCTGAAGCTAATTGATTAGCAGCATCAGCAGCATGATACGCTGTTATTTTTGATGTCCCGTTTAATGCCGCTTGCTGAACTTTCCAAACAGCGTTTAAGCATTGGCCTTTTAATGTGTTAACCTGTCTGCTTGCATTAACAAGGTTTGTAGCCAATGTATCGTTTTTAGTAAGCCCTAATACGTTTTGACCAGAAACAGCGTCACCGCCTGCATTTGGTAACATTCCTGCCGCTTGCTGCAATAGATTAACCATGCCGCCTATGGCGTTTGTAACATTTTTAACGCCACCACCTAAAAGCTCAAAGAATGGCCCTATAAATTCATACCAAACAAATCTAAACATTTTGCCCAAAGCATCTACAACATTTGTCAGTGAAGGAACCCAAAATTCATATGCGGTACGAATCCATTTAGAAACCATCCCCATCCATTTAAGCGAGTTACCCAAAGCAGGAACAAGAACACCTTCAAAACACCACTTGATAACAGGCCAAAGCAGATTAAATCCACCGATTAACACATTTTGAATGATCGGCCACCATGCAGCCATCTCGTCACCGATGACTTTAATACCGTCAGCAAGGCCGGGGAATTTATCACGCAGTCCAACAAGAGCAGCGTCACCCCTTGCCCAATAATCAGCAAGCTTGACGCCTAGAGCCACCAAAGCAGCGATAGCCCCGACAATCAATCCACCCGTCAAGAATGTGCCAACAGCAGCCAAAGCAGGGACTATCAGACCTGATAATGTTGTCCCAATTACACTAAACGCACCAGCAGCACCAATGCTAGACACAAGAGATATAAAACCGCCTATGCCAGTTAAAGCAGTACCAATAGCACCAATAGCACCACCGCCAATTGATGTCAGCAGACCAATAAAATTCAACACACCACCCGCAATAGCGATCCCCTTCATGGCGATCATGTGAGTGGCGATCATGCCTAGACCAATAGCAACAGGCTCGATGTACGGCTTGACTGCTTTTAAAGCGCCTGACAGCTTATGAAAATTGACTGCAGCTCTTTCAGCCCAAGCATCAGCAGCCTTGCCGAACTTAATCATTTCAGGAGTGTATTTCTTTATGATTTCAGTTAGCCGGCTCACAATTGCATGAACAGGGAATTTAAGACCGGCTTCCCACATTTTATATTGGGCAATCATCCAAGCATCAGAAAGATTTGACATTTTTCCTTCAATGGTTTTGGCTTGCCGTTCCATGCCACCACCAAAGTTCTTTTGGATGGTCGAGATAAACCATTTTTGAATGTCATCAGCGTTTTTCTTAACTCTTGTTTTGACGCCTCTAAAAGTAAACTCAACTTCATCGTCAAATGTCTCGTAAGACATACCAAATTCACGAATACGTTCAAATTGAAATGTAGTAGCATCAGCGATCATCGCTGTGACATCTTTTAATTTCTTGCCAGGTGTAGCACCAGCCAAATTACCATAAGCAATCATAGCGGCTTCGCTTGAATCTAAATTCAGGTTTTTTAGCTGAATGTATGATTTAATAACCTGATCAATAGTTGCAGGGAATTTAGCGGCAAATTTTGATAACCTATCAAACTGCTTTTGCGCCCCCTTTTCTGAACCCTCAGAAGTCACGAGCCCAGATCTCAGGCTCTCCATTGTCATTGCTGTGTCAAAAGTGTTCTTTCCTAAAGCAACAGCCCCACCGGCTAATGCCAGTCCGCCACCAACAGCCATATTCATTGTTAAAGACTTTAATGCGCTACCAACTTTTGAAATATGGCTGTTAATCTTATTCAAGCTTGAAATAGCAGAGCCAACCCCGTGAAGCCGAACATTGAAATTCAACATTCTAGCAATGCCTGAGCTTGAGCGGCTGAAGCTTCTGTGCATGTTGCTTGTAGCCGTTGCGGCCTGTCGCTCCATGCGTCGCATACTAGAGTCATAGCGGTTAATAGTACGC